GGTCAGTTCCAGCGCAACCGGGCTGTCCGTTTCGCTGGGCTTGTACAGCCACTTGCACAGGACCCACGTGCTTTCCAGCTTGTGGTGGTACACAAACAGGTCCTTGATCCCCGTCAGCCGGCGGGCATAACGCACCCACTCGCCGTCTGGGCACACTTCGTGGTTCTCGTTGAGCGCCAAGCCGGCGCCGCTGGCTTCCCACTTGTGGTCAAAAATGATCTCAATGTCGGTCATTCGTGCATTCCTCCGCGGTCACGCAATCCGCCCATGTAACGCCTGAACTCACTCAGCAGCATGCCATCCTTCGGTGCGTTGCCCTTGTACTTCTGGTACAGCATCTTCTCTTTCTCGGTCAGGAACCTGTCCTTCTTGGGCGGCGCAGCGCTAGGCAGACGGGGCTTTGGCAACGCCTTAGGCTTGTTGCTGGGCGTCGGCATTGCAGCCTGCCGCGCAAGCGAGCGGTCCATCAGTCCTTGAAGCCTAGCGCGTAGTCCTGGATCCATAGTCAAATCTTACCTACGAAATCGGGGCAGGCCACTTACGACCTGCCCCTGCGGGAGTCCCTGCCCGCCCACCTCTCAGTGGTTCAAAAGCCCTTCTTGCCCCCGAACTTCATCCCGCCAAAACCCTTCACCTTAAACTTCTTAGAAGCACCACCCTTCAGCCCACCAGCAGGCTTAACCTTCATTCGGCGCTTCATGTTCCGGCGCATGTTCTTGACAAAGTCGGTAGCCATTTCAGCACTCCTTGCAGCCGCACTTGCTCATCGGCTTGTTGCAACCCTTGCACATTCCGCCCTTGACCTTGATCTTCTTAGCCATTACTTCCAGCCTTCCTGCATCTTGCGATACTGCTTGGGGTCTACCGTCGACTCAGATTTTGGCCTGCTGGTCCCAAGCTTCCGCCGCTTGTTGATGTTTCCCACCAGGCTGTTCTTGACTTTGATGCGCTTTGCCATTAGCTGATCCCGTGTGAAAATCCGGCGGGCAGCCCAAGGGGCTTATGAAGCGGCTTGGGGCGCCGGGGCTTTTTGGTCTTTACACCAGCGCGAACGATTGATCCAGCGGGCTGGACATTCCTTGCGCCCATCGGACCGATTGCGAGATTGTTGAGGGGGTTCATCATGTCAGCACTTCCATGCCCGTAGGCTCTTGTTGATGCGAGAATTTGGATCGTTTGCGGTCTTGCTGCTGGTCAACTTCTTCTTCATCCCGCGCATACGGGCACAGAAAGAGTTTCGTCTCGACCCACCTTCGGGCTGCGGACGCTTGAGGTTTCCGCCCGTAGCGCGGTTGTATGCCGCCCGCCCGAGCTCGCTGAGCCCGCCAGCTGGATTCTTGTGCTTCGCCTTGAATTGAAACTTCTTCTTGGCCATGGTCACTTCAAGGTCAGGAGGTACTTGATGTGGGTCACAAGGTTGAGCATGTCAGCCTGGATGTTCAGCAGGCCGTCTTCCTTGGAGTCGATGTAGTCCTTCAACTCGCCGCGGATCAGGGTCTCCAGCTCGTTGACGATTTTCAGGCAGTCCCCACCAGTCGATCCGTAGACCTTGAGGGTGGAGATGCCGGAGATCACGCCGCGCCCCTTGATGCCGATTAGCGTTTCAACAAACGTGTCGATCAGGCCATCCAGCCCCTCATACAACTTGTTGAGTGCCTTGTGCTCCGCGTACGACGTGGTTGCCCAGTGCGCCAGATGCACGGTCTGGTGAAGTTCCATGAGCTTGGCAATGCACGGACAGGCTGAAGCAGACTTAGTCTCGCCCTTCTTGGCAGGCGTTTCATCGCCCTCTTCGGCGTCCTGCTTCTTCGTGTAGTTGTTGAGGATTCGGGCGATAGCCATGCCACCAGTTTACCAAAGACAAGGGGTGTGCCCCGAAGGACACACCCCTTTCTTGCAGACTTGCTGACGGCTATCAGTCGCCGTACACCTTGTCGAAGGTAACTCCATCGAGCTTCATGCCGGCCGGCTGATCCGGGACGAGCTGCATACGCAGCATGCCCGGCATCTGGGCGCCTTCCGTCAGGAGGCTGTTACCGCTGCCGGTACCAGACGTCTTGGTGATCGGCACCTTGACAGTCGAGTAACCGAGAGCCGGAGCCACGAACTCGAAGGGGATGAACGCCTCAGCCTTGTCAAACTTCTGAGTGCCCTTCGGGCTCGGCGGAACGTACTTCTTCCAGTTCGCGCCACCCTTGCGGAGACCGTACACGGTGCCGTTCTCGATGTAATTCGAGGTGTAGCCCGTGTAAGTGCGGCCGTCAAAGGTGAACTTGAACCCTTCCTGAGAGCCTTCGTTCGTGAGGCTGGAGAGCTTGGAAGTGCGGTCCAGCTGGTACTGGCCGATCTTCTGGCTCTCGTAGTTCAGCCACACACCGTCGCTCGCAATGAGGCAGTCGATGTACTGGCCGTACTTCTCCTTCGCACGGTGGAAACCGCGCAGGTACTGACGGAGCTTGTGCTCAGTCAGCGTGCCGACGCTGCTCTTGAAGAACGACTTGAACTCCGGGTGCTTGTCGACGTCGATGGCGTTAGCCGAATCGTAGTCGCTGCCCAGGAGGTTGCCGGTCTTCTTGAGCCAGCTGTTGATGCCAGCGATGCCGTAACCCTTGCCGTTGGCGTAGGTGAAGTAGAAGGAGGTCGTGACGCTGGTGGTGTAGTTGAAATTGACCAGCGTCACAACAACCTGGTTCTTCACTTCATCAACGCGGGTAACAAAGGCGTTGACGCGGTTGCCGCCAGACTCATTCACTCGAACATTGCTAGCGTTGTACAGGTCAACGCGCATACCGACCGCATAACGGTCAATGTTGCCGTCGCTGGGCGAGAAAGTGATGGTCGAGTTCGGAGCCGAATACACCGGAGTCACAGCAGAAAGAACGCCACCAAGCTTGTAGGTGGTATTGTCGCTGATGTACCAGTAGTTGCACAGGGTGTGTGCAATCAGACGAGCGTGACCCTCAAGCTTCGGCGCAAGAATCTCGCCGATGAAAGCCGGAGTGGCTTCCGCCTGCATCTCACCGAGGGTGACAAGCAGGTTGGAAACCATGGCCTTCATGCCGATGCCGAGACGGTACGGCTGAGCCATAGCGCCTTCGGTGGCGTCCGGCCACGTGTTGGTCAGGCTCTGGACTTGCAGCTTGTCAGCCACGTTCTGCACGGTGTTGTCGCCGTACAGCACGAAGTTGTCGCGGCTGTCCGCCATCTCGAGAACGCCAGCCATCGAGCCCATGTAGATCTTGAGGATCTTCATGTCACGACCGATCAGGTTGGACGAACCCACGCCCTGGCTGGACACGGTCGTGTCACGCCAAGCGGGGTCCAGAGCCGGAAGGAAAACCTCAACGTTCTTGTTGAGGATTTCCTGGATACGCAGGCTCTGCGTATTGAACAGTGAATTGGGTGATGCAAAAGGCACGGTTGTTGTCTCCGGTCACAGACCGGTTAGGGGCGATGGATCAGACCTTCGTTTCCCCACCAGCCGCAACATCTGCAGCAAGGCGGGAAAGCGCGTCCACGTTGAACTCTCGAACGTTCTTGTCGACCATGCCTCGGTCCATGCCCTTTTGGAATTCGGGGGGCTTGACCTCTGGCTTGGACTTCAGGAACTCGAGCTCGCCCTCTGTTTCCGGCGACCGGCCGAGGCCGTCGATGTCGCCGATTACCGTGCGATAATTTCCTGCAATCGACTTGGCAGCCTTCGCTGCTTCGTCCGCAACCCAGTCCTCGCTGAATCGTCCGCCCTCGGCATCGCGCCGGGAGTAGAGGTTCTTGAGGGTGGCCTCACGGACCTGGTCCTGCAGAGCTCGCCAGGCACCCGCCGCGTGTTCGCGACCACGGGTCTTGTCGAGCGTTTCCAACATCTTAACGATCTCCGGATTGCGGTCAATGGCAGAAACCACGTTCTTGTCCATTTCCGTCTTCAGCATGCGCAGGCGCATGTCCCGCGTTTCCCGCAGAGCAGCCTCAGCGCGCTCCTCGGCTGCACGGGTGGACTGCTTGAGCATCCGCTCAATCTGTTCGTCATCGCTCATGTCTTGCTCCCGTCCGCCACCGGACTGCTCCCCATCCACGTACTCCTGCGCATACTGACGCGCTTCTTCGTCGTTGAACCCAGCGCCACGCAGCACTTCGTATGCCGCCTGCACGTCCGGGCTTTCGCCGCGCATCAGCTTGGTCGCGTTCTGCTGGAAACGGGTCAGGTCCTGAACCCGGCTTTCGAGCTGCCGAGCCTGCTGGGCCTGCTGCATCAGCTCGCCCAACTTCACAACCGAACCGTCTTCCAGTTCGAGTTCGGTATCCATGTCCAGTTCATCGTTGTTTTCGTCAGCCATTCATCGCTCCTTGAGGTGGTTGTGCTCCGGGCCCTTGCCCACCCTGCATCATGCCGGGATTGACGAGTGCGACGTCGTCTGGGTTCGGGACCATTGCGGGTAGGGACTGTCCCATGAACGAGATCAGGGACTCACGGTAAGCCTTGAACGCATCCTGCACCGCAGGACTTGCCAAAGACATGATCGGGTTGGACATGAACGCGCTCAGCACCCTGAGCTGCAGGTCAGGCCGCGCCGTGTGCGGGGTCACAACAATCTGCTGGGTCTGCTGGCCATCGCCGTACAGCAGCAGCGTGTTGCGGATAATGCTCTCGTACGCGCTCTTTTCTTCTTCCATCCACATCGCAAAGTCAAGACCCTCCTTGAGCGCAAACAACTTGAGCGCTTCGGGGTCCGTGACCTTTGCCTGCAGCAGACCCATTGCCTCCTGCTTCCGCACCACTTCGCTGCGGGGGCTGGTGTCCTTGACCGTAAAGCTGATCTGGCTGAAGTTCGGAATCGGGTTCTTCTTGAAACTGACCGTTCCGTTTTCGGGATCAATTACCGCACCGGCCAGGTCCAGCGTCAACTTGTTGACCGGCAGAGCCCGGTCGCTGACCAGCATTTCCTTCGTTGCCTTCTGCACCAGGCTCTTGTACATGCCGCCAAAAGCAGCCTGCACACCGCTGGTGGGGTTCGTCATCGCCTTGCTGATCTGCTCGTCAAGGAACTGCAGACCGCTTGCGCTGTCCACGCGACCCTTCTCCGCCAGCAGATCCTGCACCGGGCTCAGGCTGTCAACGATGCCCTTCGCAAACTGCGCAACCTTGCCCGGCACATCACCGGCGTTGTACGGCTGGATGACCATCGGCTTGAAGTCATCGCCCAGCAGCGCATCGCGGCTGTAACTCATGTACCGCAGGCCCTTTCCGATGTCGCGCAGCACGGCCCGTTCGTTGATCGTGCCCTGCGGCATGACCAGAACGCCGTACTTGTCGATGTCGCGGATGTTGTTGAACAGGCTCTTGAGGAGCCGTTCCATCTCGCGCACGATGCCGAACATCAAGTCAAACAGGCCTGCTCCGTGGAACGTGCCGTTGTCCATGAACCGGGCAAACCCGATGGGGCAGTACGTCTCCACATCGCTGAGATCGCGATCCTCAATGATCACGTTGCCGCTGGACACCACGTAACGGCTGCAAGTACCGCGGGGGCCGTCGAGCCAAAGCTCGCGCACCTTCACGACTTCCATCTCGTTGTCGCCGGGGATCCCATTCAGTGCGCCGGATGCAGCACTGTTGAGGACGTACCCGTTTCCGGGCGCGTCGGCCGGCTCTTCCATGTCGTGGCCGTACTCCCAGCTCCACGCGTCCATCTTCATCTTTTCCTTCTCGAGGAAACGCTTGCCGTACCTCTCCTGAAGGAAACCCATGGTGACAACGCGCTGGCGGATGACGCCACGTGCCTTCGTGTGATCCTGTCCCAGACTCGGGAAAGGAAGCAGTTCCTTGGGATGCACCACCTCAAGATCCGCCGTCAGGCCAATCGTCGGATGGTCCACCATGTGACCCGTTACGCCGCACGAACCAAGCAGCGAAAAGATGTAGTTGAAATCGCGCTTGACCTTCTCAAGCTGCTGATCCCCCACCACCGCATCAGCCACCAACTGGGCAACGCTGCGCTCGCGCAGACCCGCGAGGCTGAAACCTTGGCGGAGTGCACGCGGGCGCAGGTCCATCGTGTTCAGTCGCGCCGTGGTCTTGTCGATGATCGACATCAACTCGGTCGACTGGAACTCCATGTTCCCGTCTTCGTCAAGGTAATACGGCACCACGCGGCTCGTGCGCGGATCGAACACGTCAAACCGGCGGAATCCGTTCAGGTAATACCACGCCAGAATCCACAGCGTGCGGCGGTACGTGATCTTCGTGAGCTCTCGCTCAACGTGCTGGTCAATGATCTGCGCGAGCAGACGCTTGTCCTTGGGCAGCGGGTAGATGTCACTTGCCATCGTTGTTTCGCTTTCTCAGGGACTTCCAACCAGGCGGCATTTCCTCAAAGAGCTCAACGTCCTTGAGGTTGAACGAAGATCGCGGCGTCGGATCTGGCTGCGGAACCTTGTGATTCACAGGGGTCGCATCCATTCCATCCGGCACCTGCTGCCCATAATACGCTTGGGCCAACATCTGGAAGTATACGAAAGGAATCGTCACATACGCGGTATTAGACGCGCGAACCTCGTTTGACATTTGGCGGGGGCTCCATTCCATCAATCAGGGACTGGGCGGACATCCGGCTGAAGTCCATTGCTTCAACCACCGGAACACCGCCGGGCAACGCATCGTGAATAGTTCCGTCGGTCAGCATCTTGTCGAAGTCCAGCGCCTGGCTTTCCCCACCAGCCACTTGGCGGTCAAGCCGGCCCCGGACCACGAACATGCTCATTGCGACCGTGTCGATAAAGTCGTCGTGCTGGAGGCCACCGCTGTCGGCGTCCGGGTTGAACTGCTCGATCTGGTCGAACAGAAGCCGCCACGGCAAGTTGCCCCTACGCCACGTGGGGAACTTGATAAGCCCGTGCTCAAACCGGTAGTGCAGCGAGTTGATCTTGCTGGTCTTGTCCAGCATGCCCACCTTCAACGGAATGATCCGGGGCGGGGTCTGGCCAGTCACTTCCGCAGCCTTCTGGCGGACCATTGACTCCATAGCCGTGTACAGGCCGAACGACTGCCGGACCACCTCGGGGTGGATTGTCGGGCAACCCCACCTGCCGGCCATGGCAAACGACTGCTCGATCAACTTCTGCTCTCGGCACTGGGCGCCCCACGTGTCCAGCACAAACAGGCACGCGTCCACTGGGTCGTACCCCAGCAAGGTGCAGACTTTGAAGTCGCTGTCGCTCGTGGCCGTGAAGCTCGTGTCGACCGTGATGAACATCCGCACCCGTTCCTTCAGGAACTGCTGGATGGGCATCTTCTCCTCTAGCCCGCCCTTGCCCTTCCAGCAGATAACAGACTCGCTGTTCTTCGGGTCGGTGTCAAACAGGGGGTCCGGGCTTTCCAGCCACCACCCGTGCTTCTCTTTGGTCACCTCGCCAAAGTGCATGTCCTCAGCCTCGCCCGGCTGGGCCAAATACTCGGCCAGATAGTTGTGGGTGCCGATCATCTCCCGGATCTCCTCTAGGCTGACAAACCCCTTCAGCTTGGGATCCGCATCCTTGGCCTTCCGGTCGAGCGGCCACATGCCCGGCCAGCAGGACTTCCGCACCCCATCCTCTTCATACTCCGCCTTCAGCGTCAACCGGGCCCACTGGTCAAAGCGGGGGTCCTTCGCCACCAGGCCGGTGGGGGACGGTTCAGTCATCATCGCGTGCCACGCGTAGTGCCGCCGACTCACAAACGTCGCCAGCCACCGCACGCTCGTATCGCGCCGGGTGACCATGGGCATAACGACCTTGAACAGCAACCGCTCCATGTACGACCGCAGGATCGACATGCTGGTCGACGCCTTCGGGTCATACTCCGGGTCATCGAGCGCGTACACGCGCGGGCGACCACCACGCTGGCGGCTCTCTGCGCTGATTGCGCGGAACCAACTGCCGTTGTTCAGGTACATCATCTCCACGCCGAACGACCGCTCACCACGCTTCGGCGTGATGCGGCCATCGGGGAACTCCGGACCCCAGTCATCGAACAGCCGCTGGTTGCCAAGGAACTGGGTCTTCAGCACCTGGCTCGTCTGCTCCGCGTTGTCTATGCTGCTCGTCGCGTAGATGAAGGAGTACGCCGGGCGGCTAACCATTTGAAGGAGTGCCGACTTCCGGAAGCAATTGCTCTTCGCGAAACCGCGCGGTGCGATTGCCACGCTCTTGCTTGCGAGGGCCCACAGCCGGTAGATCGCGAAATGCCCGAGCGGCGATTCGATGGGGTCATCATCGTAGAAGTACGGGTTGAACTCCTCGTCCCAGTCCGGGTACAGGTAGTAACGGTCAAAAAAGTTGATGCACGCAGCCATTGCGTGCGCCCGGTCGTTTGGGTCGCCGCTCAACTGCCACTGCCGACACGCATTGACGCGAGCAAGCCGCTGGCCTTCGGGGCTCAGCTCGAGGTAGTCGGCGGGAAGCGGGTATAGGTCGTTGCGCTTCCGCTCAATGCGGACAATGCTCAAGACCCCACCAGCTCCACCGCAGCAATACGCATGAGAACTACAGCCATCAGCTTGTGGTCGTTGATGTAACGACCAAGGTCATCAGCGCGCCTGAACCACTGCTCGGTCGGCTGGATCCGCTCGCGGAACATCTCGCCAATCTGTTCAGGCTCTGCCTTGCGAAATGTGGTTGGATCCATAACACCCAAGTCCAGCAGGATGGGCGCACCGATGCGCCAGCACTCCATGCTTGACAGGGAACTCACCAACTCAAACACCGGAAGCAGGTGATCCGGAATCGCGGGCAGGGAGGTACTGGGCTGCGAAGGGGAGGGAATCTGGGATTTGGACATGGCTTGTGCTCTCTTTCAGGGACTGCACGATCTTGGAAGTCGAGCTTACCTTCACCGTCTGGTTGCCCTCGGTGTGGGTGATCTCGGCGTTCCGGCTCTGGATGATACCGTTGATCTCCGCCGTTTCCCGGACAACTCCACGCAATTGCTT